GGACCCCAAAGATGATCCAAGAGAGCCTGAATACTGGGAAGACTCACCTTCGGGTGGGTCTTTTTTATTAATTAACTAAAGTAGTATTTTCTGTTGTAATTAAGTTCTTGCTAATATATTGAGAATTTCTATCATATAACATAATTCTTTTAAATTCCTCTAGGAATTGTTGTAGATATACTGGTTTTAGTACATTAATTTGTCGTTTCTCTTCATTTAAACGATCTTCATATTCATAATTACTAATTCCTATAGCGATTGTATTTAATAATTCGGACGCTGATCCACCTAGAGTATTCTGTGATAATGCTATAGATCCAGTCTCTCTTATCGCTTTCCATTGAGTACCTACAGGAAATTGATTTCCTGGACCATCTATTTTAAAATTTTCATCTATGGTTAATCCTTCTGGTAAGATCAGTCTATTCCATTGATCTCGTACTTCTACTGTTTCATAATGGTGTAAAGCAGTTATTTGACTTTCTCCATATTTTTCTAAAGCATATTCATACAGAAAATGATTGGATAGGGGCCATTGATCTCTTATATTTGTTATTCCAGCAGATAGGATAACAACATAATCCAACTCTGAATTTTCATATAATTCTTTTGCTACAGTATCTGGTCTTTCCCCTTCATAAATTTGATACTTATTATATAAGGATATATTGTCAGATATTGAATTAAGTATTTTAATTCTTCTGAATATATTCTTAGCAATAACATATTCTTGTGAAGATCTCTTCTCAATTAATCTTGAAGATACTGCTACGTTTGGTAACTCTTTAAAATATCCCATTAGAATCCTACTCCTGGTCCTGCTGCGGCTTCTTCATAATCTTCTGCGTATATTGGATTGATTTCTTTAAATACCATTCTCATTTCAATATTTGTTGGTGTAGAATCTCCATAGGTAGAATATGTACCTGCTCCAGTGTAATTAACATTTAATTGTGTTAAAGCACATGGTTTAAATGAATTTAAGAATGGATGATCCTTACCATTTTTAAGATATCGTAATAGAAACAAATCAGGAGATGATAAAAATAATTTTGCTTGTCCACTTATTGTTGAACTTTGTACCTTTCTTCTTGCGGACATTGATTGTTTTAGTTTTCTAATTATATCTCTTACAACACCAGCTTCTTTTGGATTTCTGGGTGAGAAAGTTACTGTGAATGGGAATGATCTTAGATTAACTCCTTTAAATAAAAGTTCTAAATTTGAGTTTAATATTTGTCCAGTACTTCTTGCTAATACTGAATCTGTATCTAAATTTGAATTAAAGGCATTTAATGCTCTACCTGTTAAGGCTGCTTTTACAGCATCAGAAACACCATCATCAAGATTGAGGTCCATACCCATAGTCATGGCTCTTACAACTGCCTGAATTTTATTAAATGGTATATCAAGACCTCTATCTATAATACCTTTACCTAAAGCTAATCCTGCCATTTCAAAAATATTAATTGTTTCATCACCCCAACTTACAGAACTAGTGTCACTTACTTGTTGTGGTATTGGCAATTCTACGAAGTATTTTGTTATAAGATTATGACCTCTTTTTTCAATTATCTCTGTTTTATCTTCATTTTGAAAGTCTACTCTAAGACCTTGTGCTATGTCTGCTGTATTTGGTCTAAATTGTTGTTCAATTAACCACTTACTTCTAAACTCTGGATTAGCCCACTGTTCTTGGTTTACTCCTGATGCTTTAGCAGCATCCCAAAATTCTCCTTGTTGTTTTTTGGTATAACTTTGACTTGCAAGTAACGCATCCATGTTGCCTGATATAGAAGCACCTATTCCATCTCCTTCACCAGGAACAACATATTCAATAGCTTTTATCATAAAACTATCTTCATATTCTCTTATATCTCTAGCAGAAGGATATACGAAGACATTGCTTGTTTTTCTTTTTGGTGAAGATCTAGGAGTTGTATTTTTTTCTGAGATTATTACGTCACTCAATCCTACAGGATTTCCGTCCTTATCATACCTTACTTTTCTGTTTTGGGAGATAATTGACATTAATATCTATTACTTATTGAGTTATTTAGTAATGATCTTCTGATATGGTATTGTTCTTGCTGCTCTTAGCTCTATTGGCTTGATATTATACAACCCACTCATCACTTCATCCCATGTATATGACTTAGTTTCACTCCAATGATAGTTCAATCCACGAAACCCCCATTCAAATACTCCAAGTACAGCAACCAATGGGTGTTGGTCATATTGAATATTTGGTGTTTTGGCATAGTATATGAATGTATAGTATTTCCCTGCTTGAACTCCCCTTGGATTTTCTGCTTCTAAAGCATCTGTAACTTTAACCATAAGATCATCAGGATCTTCATTTCCAATTAAATCCTTTAGAACTGGTGCTAATCTAATTCCTTCTTTAGCATCAATTTTTGCTTTTACTTCTTCATAAGAAACACCACGGGTTCTTCTTTTAGCTCTTCTTCTTGCCATAACTTATACCAAGTTCTTTCTCTGTGATGACTTTAAATTGCCATTGTCTATCAGCACACCATTCTCTTGCCCTTTTCCATTTTGTTTGGTTTGTGGCATATGTATAACATTCACGTAAATAACCAGGAGTTTGTCTTTTTGGTTTTTTGGGTGGATGGCATTGTTTTAGTGGTTTAACTTCAACAAGATATTTTTGTACTGTTCCAGTCGATTCTCTTAATTTCATATAAAAATCTGGAAAATATCTTCGATGTTTCCCATCAAATGTATAGGGAATAATAATTTCTTCACTGTTCCATTCTAATACATTTGCATTATTATCACAGTAAACCATGAATTTTCTTTCCCATAATGATCGAAATATTATATTAGTAGGATCACCTTTATACTTTTGAGGAAAAGTTGGATAATATTTTCCTTTGTAAGCCATCTAAATAGAAATGATATAATAAGACTATTTAGAGTGCCAGCACCAATCCCAAAGAAAATATCTCAGATATTACCAAAGTTTCAGAATGTTGCTCAAACTTCTCATTACTTAGTTAAGTTTGGAATGCCTCCTCATTATAATGGAGATGGGTATTCTTTAGCAGACCATCTCAGAGGCAAAGGACTAGATTTTAGATTTGCTGGTGAAGATATTGGATTACTTTGTAGTTCTGCTTCCTTACCAGGTAGTGCTTTTGCTACTTCTGAGGTTGTGGGTAATTATCAAGGTGTTGTAGAAAGATTTGCTCATACTAGAAATTTTACTCAGATATCGTTAGAATTTTATGTTGATAATTTATATAAGTCATTAAAGTTTTTAGAACACTGGATGGAATATATTTCTGGTGCTAATCCATCTGATCCAAAACATCCAACATCTTATCATTTTAAGATGAGGTATCCAGAACTCTATAAATCAAATGAAACTAAAATAGTTAAATTTGAAAAGAATTATAGGCAATTTTTGGAATATAAATTTATTGGTTTATTTCCACTATCATTAAATTCTACAAGAGTTTCTTATCAAAATTCTCAAGTTTTAAAGGCAACTTGTACTTTTAGTTATGATCGTTATATTTGTGGAGAAGCCACTACTGCTGCTGAGTTTAGGGGTACAGATCTTAATAACAATGGTAATAACATTTATAACAATCGACCATATTCTTTACCTGCTGTTTTAGCACAACAAGCTGCAGGACTTCCAATTACTATTTTAAATACTGCTGCTGGACTCCCACAAATTAATAAGTCTCAAAATCAAGCTTCTTCATTAAATACTGGATTTTCTGGTAGCATTGTAAGTGCTAGACCAGATCAAGTTGTTGGAACACGTACTATCCCTGTTACATAACTTGAAAATAGTGCTATAAATAAAATTACTGAATTGAGCATATTATGCCTTTACCTAAGATTTCAACACCGACATATGAGTTGGTAATACCTTCATCAAAAAAGAAAGTTAAGTTTAGACCATTTTTAGTTAGAGAAGAAAAAATTCTTATTGTCGCAATGGAATCAAATGATCCAAAACAAATTGCGATTGCTGTTAAGGATGTTTTAAAATCATGTATTCTTAGTAGAGGTATTAAAGTTGAAAACTTGGCAACCTTTGATATTGAGTATTTGTTTTTAAATGTGAGAGGAAAATCTGTTGGTGAGGAGGTTGAAGTTACTATTACTTGTCCCGATGACAATGAAACTCAAGTTCCTTCAACTATTAATTTGGATGAAATAAAAGTTCAGATCAGTGAGGATCATAGTCCTGATATAAAATTGGATGATCTGTATACTTTACGAATGAAGTATCCATCTATGGAGGAGTTTATTAAAACCAATTTTCAGACTGGTGAAATAAGTGTTGATGATACTTTTCAGTTAATTGCTTCTTGTATAGAACAAGTTTATTCTGAAGAGGAATCTTGGGCAGGTACTGATTGTACAAAAAAAGAGTTATCTGAATTTATTGGATCTTTAAATACAAAACAGTTTAAAGATGTGGAGAACTTTTTTGAAACTATGCCTAAATTGTCTCATACAGTAAAGGTAACTAATCCAAATACAAAAGTTGAAAGTGAGATCGTGTTGGAGGGATTGCAAAGTTTTTTCGCATAAGTATGGCTCATGAAGATCTTGAGTCATACTATAAGATTAATTTTGCTTTGATGCAACATCATAAATATAGCTTAACAGAGATAGAAAATATGATGCCTTGGGAAAGAGAAATATATCTTGCTCTTCTCCAACAATATATTGAAGAAGAAAATCTAAAAGCACA